ACATTGAAGCCAGGATATGTAGACAAATATGTACCAGTACGTCGTAGCCTTATCTACATTGAGAAGAGCTTGACTGACCTCACACGCTTTGCAATCTTTGAGCCAAATGACTACCGTCTCTGGGCTCGTTTGAATGCAGCATGCAGCACATTCTTAACAACCTTCTGGTCACAGGGCGGCCTAGCAGGAGCTTCTCCAGCAGCGGCTTACTTTGTTAAGTGTGACAGCACTAATAACCCACAGTCATCTATTGATAATGGGTATGTAAATATTCAGATCGGTGTTGCTTTGCAGCGCCCAGCTGAATTTGTAGTTATCAATATTGGCCAATACAACGGCGGCACCACCGTCACAATCGCGTAAGGAGATAGACCATGGCTAATCAAAGCACGTTCAACTCAACACTTGCCACAGATCCGCTACGCTCGTTTCGGTTCCGTGCAACCTTCTCTGCAGCAGCTGATGCAGTGTTTGATGAAAGAATCAAGACAGGAACTACAGGCGGATGGACCGGTGGTTTCACAAACATCAGCGGTCTTCAGACCAACGTTCAGAGCATTCAGTACCGTGAAGGTGGCTACAACACCACTGTTCACCAGATGCCTGGCATGACAACTTTCACACCAGTAACCTTTACTCGTGGAGTTATTGTTGGAAATGACCAAGCAATTACATGGATGCGCGGACTCTTCTCAGCTGCTTCTAATTTGGGCCTAAATAACCCATCAGTAACCAACAAGGGTTTCCGTTTGAACATCAATATCTATGTAAACCAGCACCCAACAACCGATGATCTATCTACCTCAAACGACGCTGATCAGATGGTATTTAGACTACATAACGCCTGGATCACAGGTCTAAGTTATACAGATCTAGATGCTACAAACGGAGCAATTTTGTTTGAGACAATGCAGGTAGTCCATGAGGGTATTTCAGTTGGATTTACTAGCGCAGATGGATCATTGGTTAATGGTTACGGGGCTTCCCCAGTAGCAATCGATAAGTTCTAAAATAAACTAAGGAGAATAATTCGTGTCACAAGTAATTACCGACGCAGAACTCGTAAACAAGTTTGCTCAGCAGGCAATGGAGGAGCCGGAACAGGTCATTGAGACCAAGGCTCCTCCAGGACCTGAGGTAGAACTGCCTGGAGGCTTTATTGATAAAGGCGCTCTAGTAACTACCGTAGAAGTGCGTGAGCTAAACGGATTAGATGAAGAAGCAATTGCTAAAGCATCTAATACTGGTAAGGCCCTTAACGTCCTTCTACAACGTGGTCTTGTAAAGATCGGATCACGGCCAGCAACTCAAGAGGACCTAGACCTCTTTCTTTCTGGTGATAGGGACGCAGTTTTAATCGGTATCCGTAGAATTACCTTTGGTGAGACCCTAGATGTAACGGCGTCTTGCCCTAACTGCGGTGTCAAACAAGCGGTATCAATTGACCTAAAAGACGATATCCCAGTAACAACTTTAAAGGACCCTGTTGCAGATAGAACTTGGCAGATAAAGCTTAAGAAGAACGTTGTAACTGTGTCCCTGCCTACAGGTATTACGCAGCGACGTTTGATGGAAAACTCAGACAAAACATCTGCAGAGCTAAGTACGATCCTGCTATCTGGATGTGTTCAGACAGTTAATGGCGCACCTTCACTAGGCGCCAGCACTGTTCTTAATCTAGGTATAGCGGACCGTGCTCAGATTGTAGAAGAGATTATGGCTCGCACCCCAGGCCCACGCCTTGGGGAGGTGAGCAAGGTCTGTAAGGCATGTGGTGAAGGGATTCCTCTACCACTTAGTCTTGTAGATTTGTTTCGCCTATAACGAGAAAGATTACGAGAACTTGTTAGATCAGTATGAGGTACTAACCCGCACCTTTACTGGCTGGACACTAGCGGATATAAAGAACATGTCCGCTAGAGAACGACTTAACTGGATAGAGAGATCAAAGAGAGGTAGGAGAGTCTGATGGACATTAAATCGTTCTTCGGTTTAAATGGTAACTCGTTTACCAACATCAAGAACAGCCTTCTTGATCTAGCTAACGTTCTTGAAAACCAAATCATCCCTAAGATCCAGCGCGTAGAAAAAAGCGTTAGTAACATCGCAAAGGATGCTGCAAAGATCAATGGCGGAGTTGGTACCGGCAACAAAACAGCTGATAGCGGAGCTCCAACAGCTAAAGCCGCGGGTGATGGTGGTGCAGGCGGTACTGGTGGTTGGGGCGGCAATAGGGTAGCTGATAACGGCTCCTTTGCTGCAAAGGCCGTAGGTGCCGGAATGTACGGTATGAACATTCTGCAGAACGCAATGCCAGGCGTGCCTACAGCTGTTCAGCAAGACTTTCTAACTAATCGTGCTGCTTTCTATGGTGTTGCTGGCTTTGGAGGAACCTCAAAATCTCGAACCGATCAGATTAATGCGCTTCAGCGTCAGATGGCCTCTAAAGGCACAATGCTTAATAGCATGGACGCTCTTAACGGAATTATGGCTGCGCAAAACAGTGGGTTAGGCGGAGCGACTAACTTCAATACCGGTGTTATTGGTGGCATCGATACTTTATCTAACTTGATGCCTGGACTTGGCGGACAAGGTGCGGCTGCAGTAGCCGCTAACTTTAATGCCCCAACAACAGTAAATATGGCTCGTGCAATGGGTATTAACATCCGTGGGGCTAATGGCGACATCATGGGTGTTGACAAGATCATTGATCAGCTATGGGCTTACTTTAATAAGCCTGGCATGCCTATGCTTACACCAGATCAGATTAAAGAATCATGGATGCCTGGTAGATACTTTTACGAGAGCATGAACTCTTTGCTTAACGGCGATCAAATGAGTATGCAGGCCGTGTACATTGGGTTCTTAGCTAAAGCTCGAACTGGCGGTAACATACCCGTTCAAAACATCTCGAAATCAACTTTGCAGAGTCTAAACGCATCAACCGCCACAATAAATGCTATTTCAAGAAATGTAGCTGGGCAAACCAACTTACTAACAAAGACCGCATCAGCTACAGCTGGCGGCTTTGCTGCATCTCAAGATCTAGGAGCACTTGCTAACAATGCGGCTGCTTCTTTGGGTGCGTTAGGCTCAGCACTAGGCGCGGTAAATGGCGCTTACACAGGCACTGCTGCTTTAGGCGGAGGTACTGGCGGAAAGATTATTAACACATTACTAGGTCTAATTGGTCTTAGAGCTGAGGGCGGCCCTGTAGGTAACAAGATGCCGTACATTGTTGGTGAAAAAGGACCTGAACTATTTGTACCTAAGACTGATGGAACAATTGTTCCTAATCATATGCTGGGCCTTAACAGGGGCAATGGGGGCGTCATGTCTGCTGGAGGCGCTAGTGGGTTTAGTAGAGAAGATTTTGCTGCCGCAGTTATTAAAGGTTTGGGGGGAACACCTACCCCACAAAGCATATCTAATATGCTTATGTGGGAAGGTAAAGAGGGCGGTAACTGGAGCAATACTGCAAAGTTCAATCCGCTTAACACCAGCTACCAAGAGCAAGGATCTACTAACTTTAATACAGGTAAGTCTGGCTTAGGTGTACAAGCCTATCTCTCTTGGCAACAAGGGGTAGATGCCACAATTAAAACTTTAACTGGCGCACATGCTGCAGACCGTGGATACACAAATATTGTTAAAAGCTTAACAAGCGGCGGAGCCTCTAATGCCGACTTCTTTAAGTTAATGCAAGCTTCTTCTTGGGATGCCGGTCATTACGGTGGTTCAGGCGGGGCTTCTTCCAGCGCAACTAGCTCTCCTACAAAAATTGCATTAGACGCAGCAACTTCTAAAGCTATGGCCGCTTCACAAGCAGCCCTAGCTACATCTGCTCAAATGCTTGGGGTAGCGAACCCATCCACCACATCAACAAGCTCCCCATCTAGCAATATAAATTATAACTACGGGGGTATCACAATTACTATCTCTGCGGCAGGTAAAGACGCTAAACAACTAGCGCAAGATCTTAAAAAAGAAATTGCTAAACAGACTGCGAGCCACTAATGACACCACTACCACCAGTAACTTTAACAACAAAATCAGGAAAGATTAGTCTGTTGCCAGCAGATTTAAAAAAACTGAGCCCGCAAGTAGCACATTCTTTACAAGAAGCTGTAGCCGTAAATAAAGCTCTACATATAAATACATCAACGCCTGTTCAAATTTCTGGCTTTGCTGGGTTCTATGACATTAACAATATTGTATATGCTGCTAATAAAAAACTACAAGACCCTAACTTTACCCCTCCTAGTACTAAGAATGGTGGGGCGCCTCAAGTACCAGTAGTACCTACTAACAATACTCCAACCAATATTAAGTTTAATCTTGCCCCTCACAAATGGAGCATGCCAACAAATCAAAAGTTATTTAATACAAGCTCTGATAGTCAAACTCAAGCGGATCAGAGCGTTCGTAGAGCTAGAATGTGGTGTTATCTTGGAGCAAGCGACTCTAACTACGCTACTGCAACTCAATCAGGATCTACCCAAGCAGGAGTTATTGCTGGTGGAACTAACGTATCTAAGAGTTTAGATACCCAGTGGGGCTTTCAGTTCCTATGGAACCCTACTGAAATTGCCACCTCTGTACAACGAAATGCCAATTTAGTTCCACAAGCTATGGATGCGTTTGCTGGTAGAGCCCCGCTATTTCCAGGAACTGAGGCACTATCATTTGTAGCTATTATTAACAGAGTTAATGATTTTGCCTGTTTTAAAGCTTATCCTGATCAAGCCCCATACCATGCAGAAATGTACCCTAAGTCTGCGGGAGCAGGCAATAACACATCAGCTCTTATTAAAGATTTAATGCTAAAAGGCACCATGGCCGACATTGAGTTTATCTTTAAAATGATTAATGGTGA